AGCGGGTCAAACCGTAGTAGCAGCCCCCTTGGTTCCGACATTCAGAAGCGGGGAAATGCGTGTTAATAGCACTAGCCAATCTGTGCTGACAGAGACAGTTACCAGCCATTCATTCTCAAATGGATATACATATAGTGCTGCTGGTCAAAACATCAAACCAAAAGAAGGAACTGTTATTAATCCTTCTGCAACAACAACCTCTACCCAAACAATTAATGGAGTTAATTACAACTGGGCAAGCCCACAAATGGAGACTATTCCGCAATGGCAAATAGTCAACGAGGCCGCCCCATTCTCTCTAATCGAACATGTAACTTCACCCGGATTAGAGAATATAACAACTGTTTCTCGTACTGTCGAGACAACACAAACAAGCGAATCAATAAGTATCTTCGGTCAGTAGCAATTGTATTATTAATAGGTGGTCAAACTCCTGTTATAGCAAATACTACTGTTGCTTCTCCAAGCTCAAATTCTAGCGGGGTCGTTAATAACAATGCAACGCAAATTGTTCCGGGGGCGTGGCCTGTTTCGAGGTATTCTCAAGGGATACAATGTGTCAGTCCTTCCGTTACTTTTTCACCATACTTGGTTGATTCCCATAGTTTTGCAAGACCCAGAGAAACAATGACGAGAACGCCCATCTATGACGATGACACGGGAGATGTTAAGTATTACTCAGAGATACCAAGATTTGAGAAAGATAATTATTCCTTCAATTGGGGTGCATCCCTGCAATTCAATATTCCAATTGGAAAGGGTGTTGATCTTTGCCATCAATCTGTACGAATGAATATCAAAAATCAAGAATTGCTATACAAGAAATCTACACTTGAGATCTCACTCCATCGACTCAAGGTCTGCGCCGAGCAATATCGTCTGGGTGTTCGTTTCACTCCGGGCAGTCCATCAGCAGTTACTTGTGAAGATATAGAGCTTTATCCAGTTCCGGGTGTTATTGAACCTCATACTCACTCAATCACTTTCGAGACTCCCTCTGCTTCTTCTTCCTCTCAGCAACAGAAAGAACCTTAGTCTTTTTACCAATTAGTTTTTTAGCTCTATTGATTAACTGTTTAAATGCTGGCTTGAGAATCTTATTGAGGATGGTTGGTGTAAGAGCAGCAGCACTGGTAGCTACGACTGTGATTCCAAAGGTAGTACTTACGGTTGTGAGCTTGGGTATGTACTTATCTACGAATGTTGTTGGCTCATAGATCTCTATACATTTTTTATCAACGACTTTATGCCCGACTACTTTCTCCCTAGATTCTGAGTTCCTTATGTCACCTACTCTTAAATTAGTTGGCCCCGGACATTCAACTGGAATTTCTGGAATAACAGGTTTCTGCTTAGAAGACTCAGGAGTTTCTTGTTTTTTTGATGATTTTAATTTGTCCTCAACGATCCTTATATCCTTCGGGTTCCAATCCATTGGATAAAAACTAGGGATTCCAGCATTGCCATCACAGGTTGTATAAACCCCATTGGGATCTGTGACTAAAAGTTGTGGTTGTAGATTCTGATCTCGATGTTGATAACTACAACCGGGTACTTCTATATCTAAATGGTTGGCTTGACGCTGAACTCTTATCGAAACATCAGGGATATAAATCTCTGGTATTTCTGGTATTTCTGGCAATTAAAACTTAGGTGGTGAGAAGCTTTTATTTGGTGCAGGCATCGCTGGCCCTGACAAGTTAGGAAGCTCAATAGATCCAGTCACTTGTTCTATTAGATTCTGTTTTAACGTGTCCTTATTATTTTGGAACCAATAGTAGCCATAAGCACCAGAGCCAAATATAGCTAGTAGTCCAACACCACTAGCTATTGCAATTCCATCAATGACTTTACGCATTTTCCACTGGTGTAGGAACTACTTCCTCAAACTGTGTCCCATCTGGTGTAGCTTTAACAGCATTTTCTTCACCAGTTAAAATTGCATAACGCTCTTTAAGCTGAGTTTGTGCAGATTGAGCAGCATTAAATTGAGTCTCTAATTGCTTCTTTTCATTAGCAATTTTAGTAAGTTTTTCTTCTTTAGAAATTGACATTTAAAGTCGTGGTTGTTGTTAATTAATAGCCATAGTTTAAAGACTTGCTAACGGTCTAAAGTTAAGCAGTAAAATAAAATCCTCCAACTCTTACATTCCATGATGCATCGCAATGTTCTTGACCAACCCACACATGAGTACCATTAGATCTAACAGAGACAATTTCCATATTTGCTTGACCTGCCAGAACAACACCACTGACATTATATAAAGATGTATAGTCATTATGCGCTCTGAGAGAAACAGTCAATGATCCGGAATCTGCATTTTCAGTGAAACTACCAGCAGTAAAAGGTAATGAAATTCTCACATCACCATCGGCACTATTATCAGCATTGATGTTTATATAACCTGAAACGAATACTACTCTCCCTATCTTGGTATAAGCAAAGTATGTATAACTATTTGTACCCCAACCACCACTACTAGATCCAATTATTGTTGGTTGGTATAGACCTTCTTCATAGTCGGCTAATAGTTCACTTGTTTTACCTGTTGCATCAGAAGTAGCACTAAAGTCAATACCAGCACCATCATGCATCTTTAATGCAGTAACACCACGACCAGAATCAACTCTAAAATATTGTGTAGTTCCACCATCACTACATACATTTAATAAAGGATAACCAGCAGTAGGACTATTAGGTTCTTCTATCTGTACGGTATAAGGTGTTGCAGATGTGCCATTACGAAAATGAGCTATATAATTCCCACCTGCTGCTGCTTCAACATCTAGTATTTTTGAAGGACTTGTTGTACCTATACCTACTTTTCCACTCGAATCTATGCGGAGTTTTTCAGATGCTCCTACACCTAATAATAAATTTGATGGTGCAGATATGCAACTATCTCCATCCGCAGCACCATTAAAGAAGTTATTACTAGCAGTCGCCTTACCAATCGAAAATCTGGTACTAGATCCATCACTAGTATCATTATTAATTCTTATCTGAGGAACAGAAGCATTTAGTAGTTTTAAAGTACTTCCATCAAAGGTAAGATTTGCCTCACCTTGAATCGCATTGGCTGCTGTAACCGTAGTAATTGTATTATTAGTCGAACCAGTCAAGACGGCTGGAGTAGACGCTAATTTACTAAAAGCAATCGCAGCATCGCTTTTAATATCGGCATTAACTAGAGAATCGTCTTTAATGCCGCTTGAATTTACTGTAGTTAATGCCATTGATAATTAAGGAGTTGTAGATTTGTTAGCGACTAAAAAAGCGGTGTAGTCGGTTTTTACTTGAGATGTCCACGCAGCATTGCAGATTGCCTGAACATCACTGTCCTCGCCCGACAAATCCGTATTTACTAGATCATCTTTATCTGCACCATCGCCACCTTTAAGTGATCCCGGTGTTAATACTTTACGATGAAAACTACGAGTTAGTTCTACTCCATCTTCTTTGATGACGGTTGCAGTTCTTACTTGAATGTTCCACTTAGAAACGACTTCGATCTTGTCGTTTTCAGTTGTCTTTGTAATTGCCATTTTTAAGGAAGCTCACCGAGCTAAATAGGTTTAAATGGTGCGTAGTTTAGAGACTTGCTAACGGTCTAAGTTATCTCGTATGTAAGAGTGAAAAATAAATAGGAGTTTGCTCCTACATTAGATAAATCGACTTGATAATAATTTCCAGCAGCAGAATCTTTAGCATAAAATCTAAGTTCTGAGTTTCCTGATTGGATATGTGTTACAACAGGCCAAGCACTTAATCTTAAACCTGATCCATACCAAACACCAGTTCCATTAGATTGTCTACCACCAGCAGAAGTAAATGGTAAACCCTCAACATCAAAACCTGACCCTGTTGTTCCAGAAGTAGTTCTATTATCTAAAGTAAAGAAGATATGACATACATTTCCTATTTTTGTATATGTAAAACGAGTATTAGACCCAGTATCATAAGTAATCGTGTTGCTTCCACTCTTTAGTACTGGAGTCCAAACCCCACTTTCATAATCTGAAAGAAGTTCTGCTTGGTTTGAACCTGTACCATTACTCGTAGCACTAAAGTCAATACCGTGACCGTTTGCTACAACTAGATCTCCGTCAGTTATTGATAGGTTTCCATCTGATTTAACCTGTACTCTTTCATCTCCACCAGCAATAAACTGCATAAAATCGCCATTATGGACATATTTAATCATTCCTCCATCAGTATCACCTGAATCAGCAAAACAAATACGTCCATCTGAACCCGTATGGTTAAGGATAGTCATCCCACAGTTCACACCATTGGTATCTTCTCCAATAATTAAATTATCTGCTCCTGTATGTGCAGTAAAAGCATCACCTACTGTTAATGATGTTCCATCAAAGGTAAGATTTGCCTCACCTTGAATAGTGTTTGCACCTGTAACTGTACAAATGGTGTTATCGGTTGAGCCTGTTAATACCGCCTTAGTTCCGACAGTTGTATTTAACGCTGCAATATCAACTCCGTCTACTGTTCCTGAAACTGTGATGTCTCCAGTTACGTCAACACCAGCAGCGAAATCACAGTTTGAATAAATAGTCGTTTGACCATTTGAAGCGATAACAAGTCTGCCCGCATCATTAGTACTATCTTTAATAGCAAACGTGCCATCATCATTAATAAAATAAAAATCGCTATTGTTGTTTGTATCAATTAAATCAATTCTTGGTTTTGTAGATGATACTGTTATATCTCCACTACCTAAAGTTCCAGTTGTAACTATATTTTGCGATCCGAAATCAGGAGATATTTTTGTTCCTGCTATCGCAGCAGAAGCATTGACCTTTGCATCAGTTACGGCTCCACTCATCAATATGTCTGTGTCTACTGTGTTGTCACTTGGAGTTCCAATATTTACTGTTGATCCAATAACAACTGCAAAATAAGTATCCGTACTAGCTGGTGCAGCACCAAGTTTTACGGTGCTGCCACTTAACGCAAACCCTTCTGATGGTGTCGAGGTTCCTGCGTTTGGTTTCTGTATTACACCATTAATACTTAAAAGGATTTGTTCTGCATTAGAAGGTGCATTTGTAATTGTGAAATCTTGAAGGGTTCCATTAAATGCAGGACTTAAAGTTGATATATAGAAACTACCAATGGACTGAACTTCACCAAAACTTCCTACTGGAGTACCATTATAATCTCCACTGTAGACATACATCTTCCCAACATCTCTAGCCCAGACCAAATCACCATCATGGTTTGTTGAACTATTGGCAGCAGGTAATGTATTTTCTACACGATACCTATTAGCAAAGTCATTTATATCGGTACTGATACTAAGAATATCTTGATCTCTTATGACTGATTTATGGAAGTTATATATCTGTCCTGATCCAGTCGAACTTACAAGGAAACCAATACCAGAGGTAACAGTAGAACTGTTGTAACTAGAGTTGATGCCATTGATAGTTACTGTTGAACCGCCGACTGTTCTGGCAGTAGAACTTTCACCAGAACCATCAACTACTAATCCACCAGCATCAGCAATACTAATAACTACACCTGCATCAGGTTGAGTATTTGGAAACGAGGCATCATCAGCTATAACTTCAAGACCACCAATAGGTGCAATCTGTGCAGCGACATAATCAACAACTGCACCAGACGTAGGAAATGAAGCATCACTATCAGAGATTGTTGTCTGCTTTGTTAATCCATCTATCTGGTTAAGGTCTGCAATGTCTGAAGTAAGAGCAGTACCACTAGCAAGCTTTGAAGCCGTAGCAGCTTGCATCCCTGAAAGAGTTGTTAGCTCAGAATCAAGTGGTTGCTTATTGGTAATCGTTCCAATATTTGTTTTCTCTGTATCGGTAATTGCATTAGTATTGCTATTACTTTCGTAAAGAGACTTTATTTCTGAGGCAGTTAAATCATCCTTTGCATTGCTCTCACAAGATGCGAGCTTTGTCTTCTCTGCATCTGTGTAAGCGTTGGTGTTTGATTCGGCTTCATAAGCTGCCTTGATTTCTGCACCTGTTTGGTCGTCTTTGGCTCCGGTGTCTATACCCGCCAATTTTGTAAAATTAGCAGAAGACATGCTTCCTGCATTAGACCCAGAAGAAGCCTGCAACTTTGATCCTGATATTGCTGCACTAGTATTAACATCAGCATCCACTATCGTTCCATTTTCAATTTGAGTAGAAGTAATACTTCCAGTACGTTCTAGGTATGCTTTTGTTACTACATCTTGCGTCCCAGTTGGATCGCCTACTCCTGTTATCCTATTAGTACCTAACTGAAGATTCCCTGTCATTCCGAGGGTTCCATCTCTCTTGAAATAGTTTGCCGTTAAGACAGCCACATCATTAGTTGCTGTAGTAGATGCAGTCTCAGCAGCAACAGCTTTTGCAGAGTTTAATAATCCAGTATCAGCTTCTTCTTGTTGTCCAAATAGTACCTGTAGGTTAGAAGTCTCTAATGCTTCTTTCGTTAAGTTTGATCCATCAGCCCAAGGAACAAGCAACGTATCCTGTGGTGTATCTCTTTCAATCGTTAGCTTTCTTCCACTCGCCAATGGGTATGGATCTCCTACTGTTACACCTGTGTTGAGCGCAGATCCAATTAATTTAATAACTAAATCACTTATATATACATAGTCAGTATCTAAAGTTAAGGTATTTGTTTGAGTTCCAGCGACACGATCTCTACCGTAATAAAGCTTGATATGTTCTCGTTTTAAATATTTAGTAGTTCCTGATCCGAACCCAATAGTAAATGTGTGGGTGGAATTATCACCATTATGTTCTTGGTATGACTGTGGCACGATATTCTACACAAGTGCAGTCTTATATTAACGGATTTCTAGTCTGATTCCAATTATTAAAGACGGTTCCTATAAAACTCTCCTCTTTCTAGTCTTTGCTTGCCTTTCTCTCCTAGCAATAACGAGTATCTATTTTTTACATCTTCATTTGTTCTAATTAGTTGTTGTTTTGCTTGTTCGTAGTAGTAATTATAAACCCATTCAACTGGACTCAACAAATACCCTTCATCCATTTGTGTCCTTTCTCCTCTTGTATAAAATCTATTTTTTGCTTCACTTGGACTTTGTGGATCTCCTTCTAGCGCATCATTATATCTTGGGCTTTGACGTAATTTATTTAATGCTTCTACTAAAGTTGAACCTCTTACAATCTGATCCATTGAGCCGATTTCAGGATGAAAAGATCTAGTCTTTCCTAGTACAACAGCAATAGGCAACTCTCCTTTAATGCTATAAGCAAAAGCTCTGTATTCTCCTTCTTCATCTCTAGTTAATTGAATTGTTTTTTTATAATCTTTTTCTCCAATTGTAATTTTGCCATCTGGATTAGGTTTAAAAGTTATCCCATGTCTTGTCATCCATCTTGCTAATTTTGAATTATCTTTTTCGAGTTGAATAAAGGGCATTGCTCTATCACCACCAAACCCTAACATTGTCGCTTTTGTATCTATACCTAATGAATCTTTTTCAGTTGGTTGAGTAAATACATCATCTAAGAAGGGAATATCTTTTACAGTAAATCCAACGTAATCTTGCATTGATTTATTAATTGTATCTGTTATCTTCATCAACTTTGCATGTGTTGGATCTTTAGATAAAGCAACTATTTCATCGTTACTGAGTAGCCTTCTTGTTACAAATTTCTCTCCTGCTTGTTCAGCTTCAAATGCTCTATCAAAGTTTCCAACTAATCCACTAAAAGGGAAACTCCCTGTATTTTGTGCCGCAAAATATCGTGCCGCATTATGGTTGCCATCTACGTTTTGTATTAAATCTATTCCTTCCATAATTGTCTTTAATCCATTCTTACTCTTTAGTAATTGTCTATAGGCATCAATAAACATGGGTTGAGTATCCTTTGCAATTTCAGGAGGAAGTAAGCCATCTTTTATGTATTGGGCTTGATGTCCCATTGTCATTGCAATATCAAAAAATTCAATTGATCTGGCTGATATTTTTTTAATTTTTGTTCCTAGTTCTTCAGTGGCTTCTTGTGCTTTGCCAATTCCTGCCTTCCCAAGAAACGCACCAATAGAAATTGAAAATGGGACGTTATGTCTTAACCAGTTCTCTCTTTCTCTTGGGTCAGTTGGTGGTGGCCCAGTTGTAACCCCTGCCTCGGCTAACATCCACATCATCGTTGCTATTGCTATCGAACTAACAACATCTGCCCTTTCTTGTGCAAGTTGTCTCTTGGTTAAACCCGTACCCTTTCCTGATAAATTATTTAGTTCAACAGCAGCTTGTTTGAAAGTTTGAAAGTAAATATCTTTGCTTATAGCCCAGCCAAGACCTTTAACCATTGTTGTGAATACTGGCATTTGACCGCCAACAATGGGATCTTGTCTCGCAAAGTTAAACGCTTGTCCAACTTTTCCTAGTGGCCCTTTAGCGTCAAATTTTCCTGTGAAAGTTACTTTGTCTCCTCTATCTTTTGCTAACGCACCAAACATGTCTGCTTGATTAGGAACACCATTTAAGTCATTAAAAACTTTGATCCTAATTTCATCGTCAGTCATATTCTGTCCTGCTGGCATACCTACTTCTTTTTGTCTGAATTTTCTTAGATCTTCATCAGTCATCTTTCCGCTAAACAACCAATTCTTAACAGCTTCATCTGCATATTCTTGTGCAAAAACACTTTCACTTTTCTTCGCCATGCTTGGCCCCATTAAGCCTCCTCCTTCTGTTCCTCCTTTAAGTCGATCAAGCCAACTTTTGCTTGGTAATAAAGTACCTCTTGCAACTTGAATACCCTGAGCAAAGGCTTCTGAATGTATGGCCTGTATTCCTGCCATCGTTCTTACACCTTCATCTACTGATGATAAAGCTCTAAATTCTGGGAAATACCAAGCATCATTTCCAGCTAATTTCTCTCCAACTCTTCCTGTTAAATTTCGTACTGAACCGTTAAATAAAGTTTGCCAAGCCCAATATGTAGCAATGTTTTCTTGTATTGACTGATGTTTGCCGGGAAGTTTTAACCCTTTTGGATAATTAACCTTGTAATTATTTAATACCTTTGTTCCTGTATCAGTAAACAACAAATCCCATGCTTGATTGATAGCGTTATCATTAGCTAATTTTGCAGACTCTAATAACTCTGGACTTGTCTCTTTAACAGTCCTACCACCCATTCGTTGCCTTCCAGTTCTCCAAGCACCTCTAGCGTTATTCCAAGCATCACTCCAACCTTCCACCATCTTTCTGTTGGTATATCCAAACAGTGCATTAGCAGCCCCAAATCCCTCTGAGAGACTTGTTTGTAAAATATCTCTCATATAGAAATCAGCACTGGTCATAATGCCTGATACTGGATTTCTTAATCCCCAAGACCAGATTGAACTAAACATATTTGCTTTCTTGTAATGCAGCATATTTCTCATGTGCTGATAGATCACAGGCTCATTTAGCTCTACTTCTCTTAATCCGCTAATCCTTTTCGAGATAGCTAATGATCTAAGTTTTCGATGATCTCCTTTATCAACATGATCTATAACTTGGGCTAACAAGCTGTCTCCCGTTATATCGTCTAGTGTTAAATCACTTGATTGTTTTGTGAAGTCTACTAAATCTAAATCAAGATCCATATCCTTTTGATATGACTGCAAGGCTTGTCCAACTTTTCTTCTTGTGAAAGTATCTAGCTGTTCAAATGTATGCGCCCATTTACCAATATTTGATAATTCTAATAAATTAATATCAGGCAAAACCCCAGTCTCTTCAATGATGTTTGCTGCATCTTCTAACGCATCTGCATAAGCTACTGCGCTTTCCCATCTATATTTTGCAGCCGAATAAGTATTGATTGCTAAGTCACCTATCTTGCTTAAATCTTTTGTCAGCCTTTCAACTGCCAACCTTGGATCTTTTGCTGTTCTTTTTGCAAAATCAATTAAATGATGAGTCGCAACCTCTTGAGTAAAAGGTCGCATGTGGTTGATTCCACCTTCTGTCTTCTGCCATTTCTGTGCAATAAGATTAAAGACAGCCGCTACGTTTGCTTTAGTTGGTGGGATTCTTCCGTAGTTAATAGATTGACCAGTTCGACCTAATGGCTTCTCTTTATTTTCAATAAGACCAGAAACAAGTTCTTGGACTTTTCCCTCTTCTAACTGTCTTAAATCGTCTTCTGCTTTCCTAGCCCATTCAACAGGATCAACACTGACCTCTGTTCCATCAATCTTTGTCAATATCTTTCTTTGCCATTTCTCTTTACTTATTTTTGGTTGCTTCAAATGCTGCAAATTAGCCTGCATTTTTGCTCTCATCCTTTTGAGATTTTCTAGCTCTTCCTGAGCTTGTCTAGCTTGTTCGTCTAGGTTGTTGCAATCAGTCATTGACAGATACCTCCATCTGCTTTTTTGTTGGCTTCAGCAACAATTTTTTCTTGTCGCTTGATAGCAGCGTCCAGATCGTTTAAGGACTGCTGATTAATATTGATTTCTTGTTTGGTTCCAATTGTTCCTTTCTTCTCTGTAACTTTATCCATCTCTTTTTTTGTTTTCTCTGGGACAATTCCCTCTTTAGTAAAGACTTCTTTCTCTGGTGGTTTCTTCGGTGGTTTCGGCTTTGTAGGTGTTTTTCCTTTCTTGGCTTTTGTTGGTTCTACTTTTGGCTTTGGCTCTCCAAACATGTCAAGGAACTTTTGTTGTTGTTCCTTAATCCCTTGCAGTGTTGGGGTGACATTTATAAGCTTCCCATCTATAACTTCTTCTCCCTTCAAAGCGTATTCCCACTTATTTAATATGCCTAATCTTTTCTTCTCTTCAAAAGGTAGTTTGTCCCATCCTTGTTGCTTATAAAAAGCTTCCTTTTGCGCTCTTAATGACTCTGCATCTAATGTTTGATATTCATATCTCAATCTCATTTCATCTATGAGAGCCATAGCGTTTTTGCCGCCTGCCTCGTATGTAGGTAAAAGATCAGAGTTATAAAGCATTGAGAGTTGTCCAGTCTCATCTGTTAAAAGCTCATCAATAAAATCATCTTGGACAAAAGTTGTTACTGGTCTTTTTGGTAATGGAGATGAAGGTGGTTGAACTTCTCCATTCCTAACTGCGCTTTGAATGATTTCAGCTTTTAAGCGATCTCTATCTACAGCACTCATACCCCTTGGCTGATATTCACCTACAGGCTGCAAGCTTTCAATACCCTCTGCATCTGTGATTTTTGCTAATGGTGAAGTGGTTTCTATATTTGCTTTTCTAATTGGCAGTGTTGATTGAACTTCTTCGCCGGGATATAATGGACGGCCATAAAAACCTGTCTTTTGGTAATACTCAACAAAAGCATTAACAATATCTTCTTTCTTTGCTTGCCATACTCTTCTACCAGTTCTATTTTTAACAATTGCTGCTATCTCTGGGTTCTCGCTTGGAGATGAGATGCTTCTTAATTCATCTCTACCAAGTTGCATTAAGTCATTTTTATATTCGTCAAGCGTTGGTGGTACATCATCAGTTTTAACTTCTGCTTTTTTTATTTTCTTTCCTTCTATTCTTTCTACTTTTGCATCAGCAATTTTTCTTTGAGAATTAACTCTATTTATATCTCTAATTGCTTTCTGTACTGTCTCTTCTGCAATAGATCTACCTACACCAATTACATCTCCTGTAAGCCTTAAGGCATCAATGGGGCCGCCTTTCCATTCTGTTCCTAATGCCTTATCTAGTGAATTAATAATCCTATTGACACCATCCTCCCCGGCTTTAATATCTGCTGCTGATGGTTTGTTAAACCAAGATAGTTTTGGCTTCTCAACAGTCTCAGTAATTGGAGTTAATTCATTCTTTAAAGCAAGCTCTAACTGATCACCTACTAATGGCTGTATCTTCTTACCTGATTCTTGTAAAACTGATAATTCTTGAGTGGCAAGAGTTAATGCTTTTTGTGCTTTATTAAGTTCTCTTTTTCCTCCTCTTGGTGTGTAACTTCCGTCTTCTATCTTTTGGTTAATTTGTTCAATTCTTGTTTCTATTTCCTTTAATCGTGCAGCACCTTGATTGATTGCTTCTGTTCTTTGCGCCCTAATTGCTGGTGCATTAACTTCGCTATGAATCTTTCTAAGCTCTAGATCAGATATTTCATTAAGCTGCGCTAGAAGAGTATCCATTTCTACTCTTGCATCTGGTAATTCAAGCTGCTCTTCAATAATCCTTGATGGCATTTGAGCAGGATTACCCGCAAGACTTTGTTCTGTTAGTTCATCTTCTAACTTGTCTAACTCGTCAAGTTGTTTTGATACGTCCTCTCCTGTCTGTGTCGCTGTTCTAATTAATTCACCCCTTTGTCTTCTAATTACATCAAATTGAGTTTTGATATTTTGATCAATAGCACCGGGATAAGTAAGTTCTAGTTGACCATTCTCTCCGACTTCTACTAATCCATTTCTTTTTAACCAATCACGTTGTTCTACAACTTGTTTATTTAAAAGATTTTCATCTATTGCTCTACTAATAGCTGAGTCATGTTTAACGATGGCTCCTCCGGGTACACCTTTAGGAAGTCCATCAATTCCTTTATCTAAAAGATTTTGATACGTTGGAACAGGTGCATTAGCAACTTCATCTACAACTTCTACTGTTGCTCTTTTGACTGGTGCAAATGAATCACCAACGAGGTCATACATTCCTTCTAGTGGTATGCCTATCGTCCTTAAAATTGGAACAATACTCATGTCTGTGAAAGTTCCTTTTATTCGTGCTGTTATGTAGTCATCAGTTTCATCAACAGTTAAAGGTAGATTTAGATCTGTCTCAAAGTATTTATTAATTACATCCTCTGTGAAGTTTGATAAGTTCCCTCCTTTCTCTAAAGATTCATCTAAGAAGAGAGAAGCCGTACCAGCGTAAAACATTCCTCTTGTTGTGAATTCTCCTCTCTTGGCCCATCTTCTTGCTTTATCTACTTGGACGGCACTTTTTAAGCCTGTATTTAACCTTCTAGTTTGATGTAATCCTTGAAGAAAAGTCTTTACCCAAGCGGCTCTTTGTATTTGTTTTAATACTGAAGATCCTGAAACTGCACCTACATATTCAGCACCAACAACTTCTCCTACCCTTTTGCTCGCTACGTCTGCTTGTGTATATCCTTCCTCTTGTAAGAAGTTTCCGAATACTGGTGACTCTGTTGGACTAATCCACCTTGCAGTTTCATCTGACATCTTCAAATAATTATCACCTGTATCTATTTCTTTCCTTTGGATTTTATCTCCTATTGCATTTGTTAAATCTGTTGCAGCGTTCCACGGCCCCTGAACTAATCCTGTTCCAAATCCTTTTGAACCTAACGTATTAAATAACTGGACAAGAGGTTTTAATTTCCCAGCACTATCTTCCATCTCAAGTTCTATTCCTTGTCTTCTTTGTGTATTACTTATCTGTTGAGGTTGAAGAGAATCAATCTGCTCATCATTAAGTTCAGGTAAGTTAAAAGGCATGATAAATCTCTTAGTTAGGAAGGATTTTGGCTATAGGAAATAAGGGTGCGCCAAATATCATTTCAGCCGCCCAATGATTATTGCCATTCATCCATGCTTGAGAAATCAAACCATTATTTTTTTGTTCAGATACTTTCTGTTTTAAATAAGTTTCTATTTCTCCACTTGGATCAAGAGAAGGATAAAACTTTAATTGCTCTAACAATAATTTTTCTGGAGTAATCCTTGCTCTATTAGAAATATCTAAAGTGTTACCTGTTAATGGTTGTCCATTCTTTATGTTGTTTAAATCGGTATAAATTGTTCTCCCTTTTAGTAAAGCTGTTCTTCTGTAAGTTTTTACTTTGGAATCAGATATATCTCTTTCTTGTCCTTTAGGAAGACTCCCACCTCCATCCATTGCATCCCCAGCATCAGGGGCATCTTTCCCTACAGGTAATCCATGCTTACCTGCTGCAAAATCATCAAAGTCTTTTTGTTTTAGTTCCTCTTCTGTCAGTATCTTTTCAAATTTCTGTGCGTCCTTTCCTGCATAAGAACTTAAAACAGCATTAGCGTCTTCAACACCATTTTTTGTGCTTAGATCGAAAGTCTCTGCAAGAATTGTTCTAAAATCTTCACTTTTATTAAAGTCAGAAATAGCCGTCCTTTCTATTTTAATCTCTTCAGATGGGCTTAATATCTTTCCTTCATTCTTAGGATCATTTCTCCAAGCAGCATAAGCATCTGAAGTAGCAATCGTAATTTCATCCTTAACCTTAATGGCTAATTCACTAAATTTCTGACTACCTGATAAAACTGAGGAGGCCATGTCATTAGTTAATCCATAATTTTGTTTAAACCGTAAGAAATTTTGACCTCCTTCTAATCCATCAATTTTAGGATGGCTTAAATATTGCTTAACAGCATTATTAATTCTTGTTGTTGTTCCGCTTGGTAGCTTTTCAAAGTCATTCCTTTTAGCTTTTATCGCATTAAATATTCTTAGCCTTGCTGAATCCTGTAAATCACTTGGATATTTCTTTGCAAGTTTTGATGCTTCTTGGTACAAGTTCCCGATGCTTTCTTGATTTTCAAAGGAATTAGGATTGATCCCATCTATAAATTCAGCTTCCTCTACTTGTGTTTGTCCCTCTGGTTGTTTGTCAAAATCATCTTGATAATCAATATCTGTATCATTTAAGTTTTTTAAAATTTCTCTTGCACCAAAAAATCCTTCTGCTCTCATCTGTTCGTCTATCTGTTTAATAGCATCCCTACGCTCATCGCTTCCAACAGCAAAAGGAAAAACTAATTCATTGAATAATTCAGTTATTCTTGCTTCAAACTTTTTATTTTTACCATTAATTATTTTTTGTTGTCGATCAAGATTCTTTGATTGAATATCTAATAACGTGCCGGGATACACATCACCATATCTAGGTCTTTTGTCATAAGGGGTTGTTGAACTTCCTAGTCTTATTTCTTCTATTAAACCTGTTCCTACATAGCCTCCAAGTTCCTCTGTAATACTCTCTAAAACATCTTGTTTATCTTTACCTGCGAATAACGATAGAGTTTTATCTAATTCTGTTGTTAATTGTCTTCCACCTATTTGATTAAATTCAGGACTACCAGCTTTATAATATTCTCCAGTTGGGCCAATAACAATTCCATCTTTGATCAGACCATCTATTTGAAAAGTAAGTGCAGCTACAGAAGTTTCTTTTGAGGATATTTTTATTTGTTGGTGATATAACTTTTCGTGCTTATCTGAATAGTCATCAAAGGCTTTATTTTCTTTCGGGACAACATAATAAAGATACTCAGGTTCATCTCCTGTGAATCCATATTTATCTTGTACTGCTTTTTGTATTTCAACTCTTCTCTGTGTTAGTTCACCACTACCCGGTTTTATAATGCTTAATGCTTCTTTGTTTCCAGAAAAATCATTATCAAAAGCATTATCTATTTCTGCTGCTGCATATTGAGCTAATGCTCTACGTCTACCTATTAATTTCCAAGGATTAGCTTCATCAAGAAGTAGAGCAGCAATAGGATCAACTTTATTTAATTCATCTATCTTTTGATTAGTACCAGCAGCACTTTTCTCTGCCTGAATTTGTAGGCTTAGTCTTGCTTTTACATCTTCATTTTTTAAGGTCTTATAGTATTCATCTTCTATTGTTCTCTTTGCATAGTCTTCATAAATTGTCTGTGCTGCACTGATAGCAGTTGGGGTGAAATTCCCAAGAGCATTACTTAATTGTTCAAATTTGTTATAGCCTTTTACACTTCCAACTCCTGCCTTTTGCAGTGTTGCTATCTTGCTTGGATTAGGAATATTAGGCGGTGCTGCTGCACCTGCTGTTTGTTGTTGTCCGGGTTGAATAAATGAACCAAGAGGACGGGCTACTGGTGTTATTTGCCCCTGTGGAAGTTGTTGTTTTTTATTAGCCATGATTAATTAGAAGTTCCGGGGCCAGTAGGTGAATTAGGTTTCTTCATCGCATTTAGTCTTGATGCTGTTTTGATTCCAGTGTCAATGCCACCAAGAATTGCACTACCAGCATTAAGAAGTGCTGCACCCATTGATGGGCCTCCTCCTCTCATGCTTGGCCCCGCAGGAGTAATCAAAGTCGGTAATGGTGCGAAAGGTGCTAGTGGTTCTATAAATGGCTGTTCTTCATAGAACTGTTGGCTATTCCATCTGCTGATGTATTGAGCAACTTGCGCTGCTTGTTGCCTTGTGAATTGTCTTGTCCTAGACGCTGCATTGATGGCTTGTAATGATTCATAGTCTCCCTGTTGCCTTGCATAATCATTAATAATCCGATCAATCGACTTGCCTTCACCTTCCATTGCTTGTACTGATGCTCTCGCTTGTAATGATCTCCACCTGTATTGCTGAGTAGCAACAGCTTCTTGCATCGAAGCTTGTTGATAAGCATCATTAATTGCATCAGAATCTTGAATATAACTAGCTCCTGCTGCTGCCCTTGTTTGTTCAACTACTTCTGCTTGTCGTATGGCTTTTGTTAATTCAACATTTCTCAGCGCATTTGTATAAGCAAAGTTTTGATTGTATTGAACTGTTTCAGTCCAGTATTGATATTGTTTATTTGCATCCTGTATTTTGCTATTGAATCCTGCTTGCCAAGAAGCAAATTCATTTTGTGCATCCTGAAAAGCAGTTTGGTTTAAGTATTCCTGCTTTTGTGCTTTATATCCTGCTATGGACTGAGCAACACCAAGACCTGCTTGGGCTGCCCCTAATGCCATTGCTCCAGTAATCGCAACCATTATGCTTTCCTCCAGAAATGACTAAATAGCTGGCAAGATTTACCCATTGGTTGAGGTGGATCTATTTCAAATCCCAAATGCTTTAGCCATCTCAGACTTGAAACATTTGAGCTTAAAGCCCAATTATGCAGCATTTGTTCTCCACCTGTAAGTAATTCATTAATCCATATTTTGCCACCTCTAATAAATTGTCTCCTATGGCTATTGGAAGAAAACAATTCATCAGTTCCAAGTAACCAAATAATACTGTTATTTACTCCACATAGCGCAACTGGCTTACCATTATCCCCTTCTATCCCATGACGTATTTCACTATAGTTCCAGCTACTAATCACTGATTCCCATCCTGTAACACCGTGGCTATAAAACACTTCTAATCTGTCTTGTTCTCTTAAATTATCCGCTATATACTCCACATGTGCAAATGTTGGGTCTATCCATCTCATTGCATTGACCTCGCTTGTGATGTAATTAATCCCACCCATTCACAAGTAGAGAATTTACAAGGGTGAATTGTTTTGTTATGAATCTCGACTACACAGTTTTCACCTTTTGAGTTGATCGGTATTCGGAAGACTCCTTCAAAGAAACGATCATTTTCTCGGTCATAACCAGTAGCAGGTAGGACATTACCTAATACTGAATCTCTTACTCTTAAGATCGTTCCATCAAACTTATAGACAGCCGTATCTCTTCTCTCTGCTTTAACGTGTATCTCGAAATAATTAGTCTGGTGATACCTTAACTTCGCATGTCTTACTTGCGTTCTCTCTACGTTGCCCGGTGCTTTTCCTCCACCAATCTCTTTATATAGTTTGAACTTGGTAAAGCGATAAGTGAAATCAAATACTTCTCCAAAATAGATCGGTGTTGTAGACCAGTTACCCTCTGCTGTTATTGAAGTTCCACTACTAGCAGTTCCTAAATAAACAGCACCATCTGTCGTTGTGTTAAAGCCTGACCATGCCTGAGTTTCTTTGACGATGGTATAAGGCAATGTCCAAGTTGTTTTCTTGGTTGCGTTGTTATAAGTTCCGGCTGATACTCTTATTGCTGCTGGAGTGTCAGTGGTCGTAGAAACCTTTCTATCTAATAAGAATGGATATGGGCTAGGGGATACGTCACTAAGCCTGTCAGCAACAGGCATCTTTTCTAACCAAACATCATTGCCATATTGAGCAAGTAAGTAAAGAGTTTCCTCTACACATAAGACCTGCAAGATTGTATCTGCACCATTTAACTGCCAATAAGACCAGCTACTTTGCGCTCTCTCTGCTCCTGATCCTGTATTTCTATAGAAGTATTTATAAACATATACTCGATCTGTGAAACCTGTCTTACTTGATAAAGCAAACCAAGAATTACCTGTATCGTTAGAAGTTAATTTAAAAACATCTGATGGAATATAGCTATTAACGTAACTGGTTAAATCTGAAGCATCAGCAACTAAAGCTGAACCTGCACCTTTAACAGAGAACTCACGGAAACTACTCCAAACACCATTGGCTTGTGCAAAAACAATCGTGCCAGCTACAGGTAAAGGTCGGCAATTGATGTCTACTTCATACTGAGTTAATACAGTAATAACAGCAGTAGATGGAGTTAATATTGTTTCTGCTGCATTAAATCTAAATTGAATTTGATCAGAAAATATAATCAATTCATCCTGATATGGTATGGCATACCTAAGTATTGACACCTTTGTATTACTTGCTTGTAGATCAATAGGATCAGAATCAAGTAATGTTGTTACTGTCTCTGGGAAGAAATCAAAGAAAGATTTGGCTCGACTTAAAATAATATTTTCATCAGCTAAGAATCCTAATCTGTTCTTATAGATAAATACGTCTTGAATAGGAAATCCAATGAAGCTTGGATTTGGTGCGCTATCGGTATCACCACAAGTTCTTTCACCCCACGTTGGAATAACTGTTCCTCCCTGAGTTGTTCCGTCAGCCGGGCCAAAGTAGAACTGACCATTAGCAAGTCTGACTAATAGATGAGGCATGGTGTCCTTATCTATTTTGTATTTCTCTCCGGGGCTAACGCACTCTTGCCATGAACCTTCTCCAAATGTTCCGGCTCCTGTTCTTGGAACAAATTCAACATGGTAATTATCAAAAGCATTTGATGGATCACCAAGGATTTTGATTTGATACCCAGACGGTGCAACAGTCGGAAGCTCTGTAAATACTTGTACTTCTGAAGTGATACAAGTTATATCTGCATTGGCTCTAGCATCCTGCGCTGAAATGGTTATTGCACTGTTAGAAGTAAAGTGGAGAACACTCTTATTCCTTGTAATCGTTACACCTGAGATCGTTCCTAAACCTGTCTTAACTGCTTCGGCTAGATCTGCTGTATTGATCCTATTCTCTGTTGTTGATCCTCCACTAACAATGACAGGGGCTACTGCTGTTTGAACTGTGGCTTGTGTTCCGTTGACACTAACTTTTAGTTGCTGACCATAATTGGCGGCCTTAATCCATATCAGTGCTTCATGCGTTGTAGGTCTTGCCGTAGCGGGTGCTGTATCGCTTGTTAATGCTGGGCTTGTTTTGATATTGCTAATGAATGTGTAGTCAGCAATGGTCGCTGCTCTTATGTCTGTCTTTGCGCTGACAACAGATGACAAATAGTTAAAAGCATTAGTCGCAACATTGACTGTTTTTTCATTGCCATCTAAATCAAAGACCTTGATTGATGTTTTGCCAATAACAACTAAATACTTTTCACCAGAGTCACGCAAGATCTGGTGCATATATACATCACCTAAAGATGACGTTGAAACTTTTTTAATACATTCAGTTCCTTCTCTCTTTCTTAAGCCCTCGGCAAGAGAACTCATTCCATTAATCTGTTCGTCACCCTGACTTGGATCTCTTGAAGCGTCAGGCTGTAATGACGCACCCTGTATAAGATTAGGAATTGTTGAGCTTACTAAATTAGCCACGTAGATAACTCCTGTTTCTTCCTAGTAATCCAAAGGCAGGGGAGAAGGTAGGGAATGGATTAATGTTCTGCCCACCTGTTAAGGAGTTGGCTTGTGCTTGATCTAATTCAACTCTTTGTAGTTCAACAAGTGCTGCTTGTTCATCTACAGCAGTGTATTTAAAAATAGAATCATCAGCTAAAACTCGATCACTAAATACTCTCGCTGATCGTATTGTTGTCCATCTGTTATAAGCCTCTGGACATTCATTCCAAGGAAGGAACCAAATCACATCAGCTTTAATCTTTTCTGTAACGGTATCAGGGATGGTATATGTTCTTTCTTCTTTGTCGTAAACCTTCTGTCCTCTTAAAATAAAACGTCCATTCCAATCATATTGATCGGGAGAGAAAGAAACAAGATTGCTTGGTACGACAAACTGATCATCTGTATTCTTTGTAAATTCATATTCATATTCTGTGTTCCAACTCCATCCTCTAGTTTGACCTTCTTTAAAGAACTCAAGGATGGTTCTTTCAGCCATTGCTGCTTCTGCTATTTGCTCATTCTCAAGACTGTTTACAGGTTGTTCACCTATGTTTTGGAGGCAAATATTAACTGCTTCTAATAGTGTTGTTCTGCCCGGCGTGACAGATTGATTGGCTGATCCCATAACTAACTGCACGTATGCAGACTTAGTTTAACTGAAGAAAAGAAAAAAAGCCCCCGCCGATGGGGAACAGGGGCTTGTTGTTTTAGTTGTTAAGGTATTTCGATAACACCAGCACACTCTGGACGTAGTACATTCATACCAATAGCCATCCTAGCCACCATAAGACTAGCTTGGTACATCACATTGAACGAGCTGCCTTCAGGAGTTACCTGTAAAGAAGGACTCTTTAATGTGAGGCATCCAATCGCATCTTTATGGAAGATGATCGCTCTGTTCTTAGTCAAGTTCTGCTCGTAAGCAGTGTTCTTGTCGTAAGTACCATTCGTGTATGCGGATTGTTGAACATGATTTGACTCATATACATTTATGCCTTTGACACGTAATACACGACCTCCAGCAAATGACCCATTCTCGCCACCACCACTGTTGAAGTCAGTGTTGATTGCTCTAGTGGAATCAAGTAGATAATCGTATTCATCAGGGCCAACAACACAAGCTAAGTTCTCTGTTGGAACATCAGCTTTCTTCATCTCAACTTTGATAGAACTAATCTTTTCAATTAGCTCATCACCCTTGGCGTTCTTAGTAGCGGCTGCATAACCAGCAGATAAGGTCGCTGAATGACCTGTGCGGTTAGCGTTAATGGTCTTAGCAAGCGGCTCAGTTGTTGTCTTTGCTGCTGCATAAAGAACCCTAGCTGCTCTCTTGTCCCACTCGTAAGCAAGAGCAAGACCTAACTGATTAGTTACATCCTGTCTTGTTTCGTAGTAGTTCATAAGATTATCTAAATCGTAGATAACCTCATCGGCAATAAGCAATCCATCAAGGTTGATGACTTGCTCGTTACGATCTCCGGGTGAGTTTGTTGCCCCTAAGATCGGTTGCCCCGGAACGTGGTACGCTGCTGCACTTCGACCCGACACGGGAAATGCCGCGCTCTTGCCACCTTTGATGGCACGTTCTTTTACTTTTCCTTTGAATACGCAAGTACGCTCGAAGGCTGAAAGTAGCTCACTAATTCCTAATTTCAGGAAGAGAGCGTCTACGGCGTTTGCGCCTTTGACCTGACCTAAACGGTCTAAACTGGCATTAGCCATTGAATTTTCTAGTTGCGAGCGTTAATTACTTATTTCATTTATTAAGGTGTCTCCCGCAAGAGGCTTAATAAACTACACAAGTGCAGAACTACTCATGCAATCAATATAACCTTAAACTCCGTAAACGCTAGATCTATCAAGTGTCTTGTTAAACCATTCTCTATAAGCAGGATCAACATCATACTTTAATCGACCTGTCTTTTGATCTATTGCATT